AACTAGCCATTTTAGGCGTTATGGGTATCCACCAGAATCGCAGAACATTCTTGTGGTCAACTTTAGAATAGCTGTTTTCTATCCTTGCGAATGGGTCAAATTGAGGTAGAGCTTGACCGTTATTGTATTCTGCTACCCAGAACATTTCCACGATAGGTTTATTAAGTGTAGGCGACTTAGTTACCATGATGCGTTCCTAAACCTCGTCATATTGGAATGTCAAAGTTTCTGCACCCTGAGCTCCCCTCGTAGCATCGGTATCCACTTCTGCTTGCAGGACAACGCCCTTGAATCCCTCAGCAATGGTGTGGTCTCCCGTATCAATCGTGCAAGGTGCACCTGAATTGAAACCATCTGCTGCTACCGGAGCCGAATAGTTTGCCGAGCCAGTCTTATAGTAAGTGTGTCCATCGGTGGTATCATTCATATCATCACCAGTCGTCCCCGGTGTTCCTGTCGCCTGGTCGTAACTGGCGACTGGCACACCTTTGTCGGTGGTGCTTTTCTGGGCAATGAACAAATCCCCCGATGTTCCCAACAACCAGCCACAGGCGCCGTCCATATAGAACTTGTGATTATTGAGCAGCGTAGCATCATTTATGGCTGTGATGGTTAAATGAAGCGTCATCCAATAGGAAAAGGTTATACCTGCTCCAGGGATAGGAAGTGGATTGGCCGAACCTGGTGCATCATCATCCATCGTGGACATTCTCGGCGTGGTTACTGTGTCCTTATCCGGCGTGACCCCTGTAAACTGTTGAACTACTACTGTTGCTACTGCCATTTTTACCTCCTATAAGTATGTATTCCTATATTTGATATTCAGGCTTCCCGTAGTCGAAAAGCCTGTTACTTTTATTGAATTGTTGATAGCTGGCAATAATCGGGGGAATTGTCCGCTCACATCTGCCATATCTGCCGTTCCCTCTTTCTTCACTATCCACAAAGCCACATCAATTTCCAATTCCTCTGTAATTGCCAGCGATCCTTGCCATTGTATTTCCTCTCCCGTATCTATATTTTCGACTTTGATAGTCACATCATTTAGAGCTTCACCCGCCGTCAGCGTATAAACTGGCTCGATGTAAGCTGTCCCTCCTGTAGTCTCTGTCACCGTTTTGGGGTCAGCATTTATATTGTGGTCGCTTGAAGTCTCGGAACTAGAATATCCAAGCGGATCAGGGCAAATAAAGCTCAATTCTGCCCTCGCCAGTTTATGAGTTATGATTTCCCAATCAATAGGATTATCGAGTTTAGCCTTATAAAATCTATCATCGGGAAAGTCCAGCGTTAAATGCTTGACTCCCTCCATGGGATTTAATAGCTTGGAGATATTGTCAAGGTTGCTTATCAGATTAGCCTTGCTAGTTCCTGTGACTAGAACATCAAGATTGATAGTCCGGGAGTTTAGATATGCCCTGAAGTCATAGGCTTTATCGGCAATCTCTATGTAGTTTGTCTTTATTGGCGGCATAAAGGATGATAGACTGGACTTCTTTACAGTCAGCCCATAATCACTTAAATCTACTGCATTGAAAATCATATCTATACTCCCATTGCCGCCTGTTTACTTTGTTGCAATCGATACAATTCCCTGGCAATTTTGTGGATATCTGCTTCCTCCCGAACAAACCAGGGTCCTTGAAAATAATTATTAACCGCACCGCCAGTCCCAGGCTCTCTTACAATTTCCTTCACCCCACGGCCAACGGCAAATAAACCCGGTCCTTCAATGAGTCCGCCTACATCTAAAAGAGGAATCTTGGGAAGCGTTATCTTACCTATCGTTGGAATAAGGGGAAGATTAACTCCCGGGATTTTATTCAGGAGTTCAATTGGCTTGTTCATCAGCCCGATGAAGGCGTTTATACCCTTGATGATGAAATTAATCGCTCCTTCAAAGCCAGTAATCAGGCTATTGATTATTCTCAGTACAAAATTAATTCCCGTCTTGAATATACTTACTATCGCATCCCAAACCACTTTGAAAGCCGCTGTAACTTTATCCCAGTGTTTAATCATCAGAATAATGCCGGCTATCAGACCTGCAATGGCCAGAATAATTAGCCCGATTGGATTAGCGCTCATCGCGGCATTTAACAGCCATTGCGCTGCCGTTGCTATGCCCATAGCTATCTTAGAGGCTATAAGAGCAACCTTATGAGCTACAAAGGCTATAGTTTGGGAGTGCAATGCCAATGACATTAACTTGATGATGTTTAGAAGTGGCCCAGCAAGTAGCATTAAAGCACCTAATGCTCCAACGCCACCCAAAATCGCTGTCGTCAGTTTTGGATGTTCTGAAATCCATTCTCCTACCTTTGTAATAATCGGCGTTATTGCTTCAAGGATTTTGGTTAATGCCGGCATTAAAGCTATACCAAGGGTTATTGCTATATCTTGAAATTGGACCTTGAGCTTCTCTAATTGCCGCCCCGTACTCTTTTCCATCTGGTCAAAGGCATCCGTGGCGGCGCCGGTAGAGTTAGCCATGGCATCTAAATCGCCAGCGAAAATCTGGGCATTCTCTCCCGTTAAGGATAATACTGCCTGCAATCCTTCTACCGAGCCGAACATCTTTCCCAGGATTTCATTGGACCCGCCCGAAGCCTCAGTTAAGACATTTAATGCTCCTGCTAATCCCTTTTCAGCAATGAGGGCATCTCCAGAGGCATAACCCAATCCTTCCAACGTCGCCTTCATTTCGGCGGTTGGCTTGATCATCGCCTGGATTGCCTGTCTTAATTGAGTAGTAGCCTGGGCAGTTGGCACACCCTGCTTAGTCATTGTCGCTAGAGCTGCCGCTATTTCGTCAAATTTAATCCCCGCTGAAGCAGCCATTGGAGCAACATTAAACAGCGAAGCCGACAATTCCTCGAAGGTTGTCTTACCACCTTTTACCGTGGTGAACATCAAGTCGGCTATCTTTTGAGCATCTTCCATTGGCAGCTTGAAGGCATTCATCACCGTGGTTAAACCATCAACGGCTGTCTTGGTATCTGTTACACCACCAATAGCCGCCTTGGAAGCTATTGCCAAAAACTCGATGGCGTTTTCCTTTGGCACCCCTGCTGATATGGCTTGGTAAAGGGCATTGGCCGCCTCCACTGCGTTGATGCCCATGTTCTTGGCTAAGTTCTGGACCTCTTTGGAGAAATCTTTATATTCATCCTCACTTAGCAGCATCATGGTGTTGACTTCCCTCATTGCACCATCGAAGTCTCCTGCCATTTTGAGGGAGGCCACACCAATAGCGGCCACGGCACCAACCATTATCCCGCCAGCAATCTTCATCTTCTTGCTGACTTTATCCATTTTGCTTTGTACGCCATCGATGCCTTTGTGAAATTCATCAGTCTTGGCCCCGATAGCCACAAATAAACGACTTATCTCAGTTGCCATTTCACTTTTTTCTTTCGTCTCCTCTTAATACCTTATTCCATAGCTTAACTGTTTCTAGCATCTCCTCTGCCGACTTGACTTTCCTTTCCTTTTCATACTTGGGCATGAAATCCTCAACAGTAAATGCCTTGCTTCGCTTCTTAGGATTGCGGTTGATATTGGCCAGCATGGCACATATCAATGCTGCGCGGCTGTCTAGTTTCTTCTGCTCCTCTATGTATCGCCGCAACAAAGCGTCAAACTGCGCCAGTGTTAAATGCCAGAATTCTCTATCCGATAAATGAAGGGTATAAACCCCCAGTGCCCATAGGTCTATCCACTTGGGGGTTTTTCCACTAAAGGGCTCTTGTCACCCTTCCCTTCCGGGCTAGCTACTTCCCATGCCTGGGCAATCTTCTCTGATAACTCTCCCATATTTTCGACACTAATCATCTTGCCCACATCTTCAATCTTTAATTCTTCATCCTCATGCAATAGGCATGCCCACAATAGAGCCCTGAAATCCTTGGCCGTCATGCCATTAGGATCTATCCCCTGCATGATGTTCTTCCCTGTTGCCTCCTCAAAAGACACCATGGCATTGAGGTCCATCAAAAGATGACGCTCTTTATCCAGATTTATTGATATTCCCGGTCTTACCTTATCAGGCATAAAACCTCCTATTAAGGGCAAAATTCGTTGATTCTGGAGACTTTCGGGGTTGACATGAGGTTTCCCCCACACAACCCCGAGAAGTCCCTATTTTATTTATGCTGCTGCCCTTGCTACCCAAATGGTATAAGTGACTGTGGTCTTGTTGGTCTCTTTGACAGTAATGGTAATCTCGGTATTTGTTCCTGCGGCACCCAGAGTGATAGCGCTGGAAGCCTCTCCCGTTGCCACGACATTGCCATTCACCTTGATGACTCCAGCCGTAGCGGTTGGCGTTACTGTTACCGATGTGATACCTGTTGCTACTGTAGCCACATAAAGGTAAGTATCCCCTGCTTCATCTGGAGTAACAACCGCACTCTCGGATATAACGAACCATGGAGTTGTCAATCCAGCCGATGCGGTCACACTCAATGTCGCCTTGCCAGTGATTTTCAAAGTTGCCGTAAAGCTGGCTTTGTCATCAAATGGCGCATCGGTAGAGAACGCCGTTATTATGGCCGAGAATGTCCATGTGGTTGCCATTGCCGCCGGGAATGTGATGGTATAAGCATCCGATGAACCATCATCCAGGTCGGTCTTTAATGCAATCTGTCCTGCATTCCCCGGTATGAAATTCCCCTCTATGGTAATCTCCCCGGCATCTCTCAATCCTTGCAGGAATTCCCGATAAGCATCCGCAGAATCATGGCTGGTGGCATCGATTGTGTCTGCCGATATACTCGGCCCACTAATACCGGTGAGTTCCGCTATTGCTGCCGCCCCTTTCATTAAAGTTGTTCCAAATGCTGACTTTGCTTCTGTCATTTTTTACCTCCTCATTTTTAATAAAAAAGGGAGCCTTTAAGCTCCCTGTAGTATGGTTATAAACTGCTATTCCTTGTGCCAGATTAGATAATCAGCCGCTACATGGAATAGCTGTGTGTTATCTTCGTATATGTCGCTTTCGTTTATGCAAAAGCATGATCCTACTTCCACTCCACCAGCTCCACCCATTGTACCGCTGAAAGCCTCTATTGCTGCCCGTATCGCTTCCGCTATCTGTTTTGCCACATAATAAGTCGTGGCGAAGCAAGAGAATTGAAATCTTGGCCGTGCTAACTCTGAAGCCCCATCATGGGAATATTCCCGCGGTCCTGAAGCCTTGAGAAATACTACGTATGGTTTTATTACATCTTGTGGAGCCTTGACATAGTAAAGCCTTTCCCCGATTAAATCGGTAACTCCACTATCTGCCAACAATTCCTTCTTGATTGCTTGTTCTATCTGCATCTTACACGGCCCTCTCTATCAGCTTTTTGGCTCCATCCTTGATATTATCAATAACCTTTCCCCCATGAGAATCCACAGCCGGACGGAAAAACGGTCTCGCTGACATCTTTGATGTCCCAAACTCTACTAAATGGGCATGAGGAGCTATCTTCCTATCCACTGCCGCTATTGCTACTGTGGGAAATCTGCTCTTTTCATCCAACAACTTGGCACGTAGCGATCGCTTCAAGTTTCCTGTTGGGCCAAGCGGCGCTCTGTCTCTCGCATCCTCAGCGATTATCTCTGCCTGCTTTAGTAGGGTTTTACCCATCACTTTGCCTTTCAGGGAATTCGACACTTTGTCTAAGGCTTTGACTGTCTCTAGGACTCCTCCAATCTTGAAAGTTAAATCGCCCATTAGTCCAGAGCCTCCTTGTATAAGATATGCAATTCCCGTTTCTTCTCAAAGGGCTGAACTATGGAGATAATCTTGAATATCCGGTCGCCATACTTCACCCGCATAGTCGGTAGCACTCCGCTTCGATAGCGAATCCGCATAAGTCCCTCGACTTCGCTGTTGGCCTGCTTCGCCTCGAAGTAGCGTTTACCTAAGTTCGGTTCGATGCTTCCCCAGACAGTAACCCAGTCGCTCCATGATTCCACCCATTCATCAAAGTCGTTCTTGGTCTTGCTCGGGATTTGTATTGTTAGCCTATGTCGCAAAAGTCCCGCTCTCATTAAAAGCACCTATCCTGCCATAGTAGAGCCTCAACGCTAAATGGTATCTCCTTGGGGATAGCGCCAGAAGTTGCTACGGCCTCTCTGTTTTCATACCAATGAGATATAAGTAATAACATTGCCTGCTTTACCTTTTTAGGCACAGCGGTAGCGACACCATAACCGGCAATGAATTCCACGCACACCCCATTGGCTGGCCTTAAAGTAGTTGACGGCCACAAGCATCCAGTATTCAATACTACCCAGCCAGGCTCGCTTTTGGTATCGACAAAGTAATTACTAGGATTGAATGGTGCCTCGGTATCATTTATGTCATAGTATTTGACCGATACGCCTATTGCTTGCAGCGGTGGCAGAGGAATCTTAATAAAATTCTGAATTGGAAAGGCATCCAGCCATAGTTCCCAGGTTTGCGAAATATAACTTCGGTTCTGAAAGTTCTCACAGTATTGACGTGCAGCAGTGATAAACGAATTTAGTAAATCATCCTCCACCGATGTCGAAGCGCTCTTTACCATACTTACCGCAAACTCGCAGGCTGCCACTGCTACTGTAGCCACTACCCTCAGATAATGCCTTGTCCCGGTATATTCCTTTTCTTGAATGGCATTATCGTTTGCTTCCGTTACCTGAGTGAAAGCACCATCGGTCACATCTGTCCAAATTGTCCCGTTATCGCTATCCTGCAATTTCACATCCACTTTCCCACCAGCGCCACAGGCGCCAGCATCCAGATTGACTAAAACGGAATAACCCAACACATCAATCTTTGACCCTTCCAGTGAATAATCTGCCGCAATATCATGGCTCCCCGGGACAATGCTTTGCTCAGTTGTAATATCCGTGGCAAAGCTAACTGAGTCTATCCGTAAATGAGCCTTTACTTCAGCCAGACTAAGTGGCTCGGTTGTAGGAGCAGTTTTTAGTTTTAACGCCATGGTTTCACCTCTTTGATTCCTGTATATTGTGCCGATTTGCTTCTTGGATATTATGCCGCTCTGCTACCTGTATATTAGACCTTGAAAAATCGGGGATTGACCTGGGCGTTGGTCTCCCAAATCTCATCTTCTTTATAACCTGCCCGATTGCGGATAAAGCACCCGTGCCAGTGAATGTTGCAATTCCATACTTTATTCCAACGATAATGCCTTTCGCCGATAAGGTGCCAATACCAG